CGGGGGCCATTGTGGCCCCCTACCGACTCGAAAGGTTAACCGACAAACCATCAGGAGGTATTAAAACTGCTATGAAAACTAGGTCACTTTCCCCGTTCGCGGGGGAGGCCGGCGATTTGGTAAGATCAAGCTCTATGGGGTCATACTCCACATTGCTATCCCCGGCCTATCAAGAAAGACAAGGCAACGGGTTGATCACCAAATACTACACTGCTATGGCTGGGCGTAATTACTCGCCCGTTTATTGGCCAAGTGTTGTATACACCGGAAGTGAAATCTTTGACAGTACACTGAATCGTAAACCCCTATTTAACAATTGCAATCATGTAATTGACCGCATGGTTAATTATGCATATGGGGCGTTATTGGCAAGTTATTACAATCAACCGTACGCAACTAAAGGTACCTATTTCGATTATTATCGATTGGCACCTGGTACGGCTGATCTTACGCCAACAACTTACACAGCGAAACAGGACTTTGCAGCATTTGATGCTGCATCTAGAAGAGCGTGGTGGGAGATGCGACCGAGGTTTGAGGGAGAAGTTTCTATGCTCAATTTTTTGTTCGAGCTGAAGGACTTCAAGGACATTGCAAGATATGCCACTAAGTTCAAATGGCGTAATATTGCATCACAATTGTCCTCTTTCAAACAAAGAGTTCGGTTACAACCATTTGGTACAGTAAATCGTACCTTTGGCCAAGTTGCCGCTAGAATGGGCAACGCATCTTATGTTAGTAAAAAGGCAGCAGAGCTGCACCTGTTGAATGAATTTGCCATTAAACCACTCATTTCTGATGTGGGGTATATTCTCATGCAGGCTCGACAGCTAGTCAATGAAGTACAAGCTGAATTCGCAAAGAAAGGCTTGGCTCCGCAAGTTCGTCACTATAGTGAACAAGTGGTGCACAAGGACACAAGATCTCCCCAACCTAAGGGGAACTACTATCTCTCCTACATTGCCGAAAGGCACGTTACCGTTTTCACGGCAACTTTGGAGTATAGTTACGACTACAAACTTCGTAGTGATTCTGATGCTTTTGCGAAATACTGGGGCCTTAATCTAACACCGGAAGTTATATGGAATGCTATACCATTTTCCTTCCTTGTCGACTATTTTATAAAAGTCGGCAACGCTTTTCATAGCATGGGTTTGGATCCTAACGTTAAAGTGCTAAAACACCAGTACTGCGAGTCCATTTTACAGAAGGGCCTTAAAGGCTGTATGTATATGGGCGGACCAAATCGAAATTTTTGCATCGATGGTAAACTTGCCAGCGATGGCGATCTCATTGGGGGTCGCGAATACACATCCTACTGCAGACGAGTAACTGAGCCAAACAAAGGCTTAGCCACGCCACGTTTCTCTTTACCCTCTGGAAAGCAGGGTTTAAACATGGCAGCTCTTGCAAGGTGTTTTGTCAAGTAGAGTTTTGGAACTTCTGGCTTCACTCCTCAATTCCGAGGCGTTATACTACCACGATACGGTATTTATATATAAGGAGAAAGACCATGGGACTATTTACAAGTCCGGTAACACTTAATGACGGTGTAGGGGATAGGATTTTTGCATTCCGATCTCAAGTTTTTGATAAGAAATCGGTTGTCGGCGAATATATTGAAACTGCCGCAGCATTATCCGCAAACTCGGTAATCCGTGTTAAACACGACCCGAATTCGCCCGTCCCCCGCCATTTGCTTCAAAGAACTGTATTCCTGGCCCCGGCGGCTGACGCTACCGGAAAACTATACCAGGTCACACAGAACTATACCATTGTCGCCTCGTCACTTTTTACCGACGCAGAACTACTGCCGGAAAATGTGCTTTTTAGAGACGCTTTAGGTGAAGCAAACGTTATGAAGTCCCTTCTGCAGAACTTGATTTAAATGTGATGCGGAAGGATATGTGGACTAATCTGGTTATAGGGTTACTCAACGTAATCCTCCATGGCTGGAGGACTAGATGCAGCGTAATAAAAATAAGCTGGTCGACCCTGAAAAGCCAAAAAGGTGCCCACGCACCGCACCATCACGCACTACTCAAAAGAATGAGTTTAAGAGCTTTTATACAAACTGTGATGAGGTACTTATCATTGTTTGTGCTCTGCTCACTGATGGTTATAACCGGGTTTCCCTCACGAAGTCAGCTGACTCTCTTCATCGAGACACACTTTGCGTCAAGCGAAGATATAAAACGGAAGGATTAAGCTTTGCAGCTAAAACCCTACCGCGTCTCTTCCAAGATCTCTTAAATTATCTAGAGTTTGGACTATCTCACTACCCTGGCTGGAAACTTGCCAAAGGTCGCGAATACCCTGCATTCATGCAGCGGCTATTTGCTGAGATATATGATGAGAAAACTAGTGAGGCAGATAAGGCCATGTGCATAGATGCGATGTATCAAATCTGTGCAGCCTTCAAGAAACTGAAGGGTCCTTATCGTAATAGTGTACTCCGCAAACAGCTAGCGGATTTTGTTGAAACTGACATTGAACTAAGATACAACAAGTTTAAGTCAGATGGCGACTTGCGCCATATTCGTGTTCGGTGCCGTGAATTTATTACGGACTTCCTGAAAGGCCTAGATCCAGAGTTACCGGATCAAGGTTTCTTGCCAAGACCTGGTCCTGGCGCCACGAATACGCCCACAGAAAAACATGTGCGTTTCCGACCGCATGTGTTGTACACGCAATTGAATGACGAGTTCCCTTATGAGGAGTGGTTTTATTCACACCCCTGGGATCTTGTCACCGGAGTACATAAACATCCTTTCAAACTGAAAAGTGAGGGGATGCCAACCTCAAGGTTTAAATTTGTCCCAAAGACTTATGGAAAGCCAAGGGGTATATGTATAGAACAATTGGAAACACAATACCTCCAGCAGGCACTTAAAACTGTCCTGTATAAACGCATAGAAGAGCACCCCTTAACAAAGGGTTATATAAATCTCTTCGATCAAAGCGTCAATGGGGGTTTGGCACTTAGTTCATCACTTGATGGTTTCTATGCTACAATCGATATGAAAGAAGCATCGGACCGTATATCAAGAGAACTAGTGTCATACTTGTTTGGAGGTAATGAGTTGTTTCTTAGGAAACTTCTCGCCCTTTCAACGAGAATTGTTGATCTACCCGATGAAATTCGCTTTATCACCGAATTTCCTACGGCGAAATTTGCGCCGATGGGTAGCGCTTTATGTTTTCCAATAATGTCGCTTGTACACCTATTTTTGGTGAGAGCGATATGTTCTTGTTTAGGCCGTGAAGATTTGATTCCTAATATCTACGTATTCGGCGACGACATTATCGTGCCGTCGGAAATCGTAGAGGAAGTGTTTACTTACCTTCCTAAGTTTGGGATGAAGCTCAATAGAGACAAGAGCTTCTACAAATCCCATTTTAGAGAATCATGCGGCCTCCATGCCTATCATGGTGTGGAAATTACGCCCGTGTATTTTAAAAATATACCAACAACTAGCACTACCGTATCCGAATTCATCTCCTGCCTTCAATGTGAAGGCCACCTATACAAAAAAGGTTTTGTAGAGACGAGTGCGGTACTACGGTCTTTGATCCTACGTGAGTCGACGCGCTTCAGTTTTATTGAGCGTTATGTGACGAACGAACATACGATTCCCGGTTTTATACGGGACGATGTGCGATTATCTTTGCCAGACTCTGGTTTTAGACGTCGTTGGAACAGGGGACTTGGATGTTATGAGTATAAGGTTGTACAATTTGTGCCTGTCTTGGATGAATTACCTCCTTTACCTCAAGACGAAGGGTTGCTGAGATGGTATCTAACATCAGCCAAAATGGAATTAAAACTCCAGAAAGACGGTGAAGGGTACACACTCAGAGGTGTTAGCGGTTCAACCATCGATTTCAAAACACGATGGCGTTGGCTGCCAGAATCGGCACTGTATCCACTCCCTCCTTTAAAAGAGGATGGAAGCTCAAACAAATTGATACGTACGGCGAAGCCGTGATTATCTCTATGCTAAAGCGTTAGTGGGTAGAGTGTAAGAAGTGGCAGTACAGGGCGAGAGAGTCATGCAATCACGTGACTCCAATACCGCATCCATGCGGTACGGACCACCGAAGGCCAGAAGGTCTAGGTGGGACGTTAGGAG